CCAATCTTGATGATACTTTTATTCGCACTCTCGGTCAGCTTGACAGGTATTATCTTGGTGTTTTCCTCTGTAACCGTCATGACATGCTTCATCCTTGGATATATGAAAGATGCCGTGAAGTCGAAAATGACAGAGATAGAAGACTCGATCTTTGGGCAAGGTTTCACTATAAAAGTACTATAATCACTTTTCTTGGTTGTGTTCAAGAAATATTATGTAATCCAGATATAACAATAGGTCTTTTATCTTTCTCTTCTAAGCAGGCTAAGCCATTTTTGCGGCAAGTTATGCAAGAGTTAGAAGCAAATGAAAAGCTTATTAACTTGTATCCAGATATATTGTACGAAAAACCTAGGCAGCAAGCTCCTAAATGGGCAGAAAATGAAGGTCTTTGCGTAAAAAGAAAGTCAAACCCTAAAGAGCAGACAGTAGAAGCTCACGGTTTGGTAGATGGACAGCCAACAGGTAGACACTTTTCGTTAATTATATACGATGATGTTGTTGTTCAGGAAAGTGTGTCAACTCCAGAGCAGATAGCAAAGACAACCACTCAGTGGGAGCTATCATTAAACCTTGGGTCTACACACAATCCAAGATATCAGTACGCAGGTACAAGATATTCCTACGGTGACACGTATGGAACAATTTTACAACGAGCAGCGGTAAAGCCTCGTATACATCCAGCCACACACAACGGTCAAATGGATGGAGTACCAGTGTTCCTGATGGATGAGCGCTGGGAAGAGATTAAAAAAACAACTTCTACATACACTGTAGCTTGTCAGCAGTTACTAAATCCAATCGCTGGTAGTGATGTAGCGTTTAAATCAGAGTGGTGGAGAGAGTGGGAAGTAAGACCATATACTATGAATGTATATATTCTTGTAGATCCAGCTAGCTCAAAAAAGAAAGGGTCTAACCGTACGGCTATGTGCGTTGTTGGTGTTGATTCTTTCTATAACAAATATTTACTCGATGGAGTTTGTCACAGACTCAGTCTTTCAGAACGATGGGACTATTTAAAAAAATTACGCGCTAAATGGAAGAGGGCTCCAGGAATTAGAGAGGTAAAGGTTGGGTATGAAAGGTACGGCGCTCAATCTGATATAGACCATTTTAAAGAAATGATGCGTATAGAAGGTCAAAGCTTTCCTGTATACGAATTAAACTGGGTTGGTGGTGGAGGATCACAATCCAAAAAGGATAGAATACAAAGATTAGAGCCTGATTTAAAAGACGGTTCATTTTTCTGGCCTTACCCAACAGATCCTAAAAAACTTACATCTTTGCAGTTAGACGTAAAGGATAGAAAGCAAGAGTTTCTTATGTCTAAAAAAATAATGCGTAAAGATGAAAGCGATGTTGTTTATGATTTAGCAAAATGGGTAAGAGATAACGAATATAATCTTTTTCCTACAATTCACCCTGATTTTTTAGACGCACTATCAAGAATATACGATATTGACCCAACACCTCCAGTTATTCGCACCTACAGGAATCTGGAGCCAGAGGCAGAGGCAGCTTATTAATGGCAAGAACAAGGAGAATAGGACGACGAACTTATCAACCTAGGCGTGTAGCCTATCGGATGAGTAACGGCAAAGCTTTCTATGAAAAGCAGCCTCGCGATATTCCATATGGGGTTCTTCCTTATGTTCAGCCTACGTACTGGGTTGCTGGATATTGTGTGGATGATTAACTATGAACCATATTAAATATTTATTAGCGACTATAGCTGCATTTACCTTTGTTATGTTTATTGTAATGTTTCCCGTACTATTAAAAGCGCAAGAAAAAATGCCTGATGATATGTACGAGTTTGCTGCACCAATGACGTTTATGTGCGTCGATTCGTTTACGCGTATGATGGAGATTCTGGAAAAAGATTATCAAGAAATTCCTATGGTGATCTCGCACCTTACCCCATCAATGAGCATGGTCTTGTTTGTCAATCACGACTCAACCACAAGCACTGTTGTCGTGACTAAGCGCACAAAAGAAAAAGAACAAGCTTGTATTGTTTTTGGTGGAGCCTCTAACGGAACTTCATTTTCTTTAAATCCTAATCCTGCTTTTCCGGTAGAAACGTAATGACAATACCACCATACTTAATTAGTGCCATTATATTTTTAATAGTCCAAACAACTACCGCAGTGTGGTGGGCCAGTAGTATATCTAATGATGTTGAAATGCTTAAACGTGACAGAGATGACATGGCTATGATTATAGATAACTTAGATGTTTTATCCTATAGATTAGAAACATTAGAAAAAATGTTACAACGAGTGTTGGGCCCAGAGGCTAGATAATGGCTGAAAGAAAACAAAAGCCAATACCTAAAACTACTACAGGAAAAAAGCCTAACTTTAGAAAAACTAAAGCAGGCGCAGGAATGACAAAGGCGGGAGTAGCCGCTCATCGCAAAGCAAATCCAGGATCTAAACTTAAAACAGCAGTAACAGGAAATCCTAAGAAAGGATCTAAAGACGCTAAAAGAAGGAAGTCTTATTGCGCTAGATCAGCAGGACAATTAAAAAATTCTAGCGCTAAAACCAGAAATGATCCTAACTCAAGAATAAGACAAGCAAGGCGTAGGTGGAAATGTTAAAGAAAATTAAAAAAGTTTCTAAAGAGCTTGCAAAAGCTTCTAATATGCATAAAAAACAATCTAATGTTTTAAAAAAATTAGCTAAAAATGCTAAGAAAACAAAGAAGAAAAAATAATGGCTTCTAAACCAACACCTAGCGATCCATCTAAATGGTCTTCTGCAAAAGCAAAAGCAAAAAGAAAATTTAAAGTTTACCCTTCGGCTTATGCAAATGCATGGGCAAGTAAAGAATATAAAAGAATGGGTGGAACTTGGAGTGGTAAAGACAATAGAGTAAAAAAACGTGGCAAGTAGTAAAGGTGGTCTTGGTAAATGGTTTGGAGAAGAATGGACAGATGTAAAAACAGGAAAGGCTTGTGGCCGAAAAACTGCTAAAGGAAAATCTAAAAGACCTTATCCTGCTTGCCGTCCTAAAAAAGTAGCATCTAAAATTTCTAAATCCGAAGCCAGTAAAAAAACAGGACCAAAAAAAGTTAAGTGGTCTACTACTGCTAGTGGAAAAAAACGTAAATGAAACATTTAAAAGAAAACAATGAAACGTATCTGCAACACTTACGAAAAGCAATGTCTATATCTGGGCTTATGCTGGTTGGGAGCGCTACTGCTTTTGCTCACAGCATTGCACCATTTCTAGCAGTAAATACTACAAGTAAGATTTGCAGTAAAGTTAGAGATAAACTAGAACACAGGAGATGTGTATGTGGGAAAATATAGTAAAGACTTGGAACGCTCTAGACCGAAGAGTAAAAATAGTAATTGTAATAGTAGGAGCATTAGCTATTATGTCCGCAATATTTGGATCGCCCTCGCCATCAGTTCCTGTACAGTAATAGCTGGATGTCAGAGCCTAAAAGAATCGACAGTAGTAGCAACGGGCTCAGCAATAGGTGCGGGTGTTGGGACTGCGATCAGTGGGGGTGTAGGTGCACCGATACTGGGAGCCATGACGGGTGCCTTTGTGACCGATGTAGCGACGGAGGTTTTGACAACAGGCCAAGAACCTCAGACTATTATCAAGGCGCCTGATAACTTTTTTACTTTGCTTCATAAAATGGTAGAGATAGGTGGGTGGGCTTTAGTATTAATATTCGTATTGCCTATGATATTAGGATGGGTTTTACCAGGTCCAACAAAATTAAACAGAAAGAAAAATGATCAGTAAATACGCAGCATCCATATTGTTTTGTTTTTTTGTAAGCGCGGGTTTTATTACTGTTGTTGCTGATTATAAAAGCACATTCTTAATAGGCGCTGCTCAATATAGTACATTATCTTGGCTTTCAGATGGATCAAATAATATCTGGCGAGAAAAGGTAATAGAAAAATTAAAGTTGAATGGTGATACCCATGCGGATGTCATGGCTAGAAACCATGATCCAATGTTTAAGGTAGTTGACGGTGTTAATAGAGTTGCTTGGCGTGATCGTCTTAATAAGTTGCGTGATAAAAATCTGGCTCCTGTAATGTGGCTGATATCTGACGATAGCCCGCAAGTATACAAACAGGGATTGCAGAATCAGATAGACTACCAAAACAAAGTAGTGGATGCAGTAGATGATTTAGTTAGTCACTATGTTGTCTGTCTTGAATGTGATGAGTATTACTCGGCACAAGAGGTTAGCGTTCTTATACAGAACCTTAGAAAGAAAGGTGTTAACAAGCCTATTGGAGTCCACCTAACACCAGGAGTAAAACCTGAATATTACAAAGATGCAGACGTTATTTATTTGCAAACTGGTTTTAATCTAAGTGAGTCACAGTTCAGAAAAAGTATCGAAGAAGCACTTAGGCTTGGTAAGCCCGTTGTCGTATCTGAGTACAACCTCAATGGAACAAGCGCACTGGCAAAGAGATATGGAGACATTGCTTGCTCGTACAAAGGAGTTGTGGGAACAGGAAATGGCAGAGGATCAGCAACCTGCGAAACAATGCAGTGGGATCAAGGGCAAACAACTAAGTCCGAATGGGAAAGATGGGAAGACTTTGTAAAGAAAAACGATGATGAATTATATGTATTTGCATTAGCACTGGTTACTATTAGTGCAGCTAATTTAATTGATCTTCCTTTTATGGCTACATTTAACTATGCTTCTGAAAACTACTATGAATTAATGTTACTTAGACCTATTACTGAAACCATAGATGCTGGCGTAACTATAAGAGATAATGGAAAAGTAATGGCTTTTGGTAATTGGAGATTTAAATAAATGGCAAATTTAACATTAAGGCAAACAAAAGGTAGCCCTCTTACGTTTGATGAGATGGATAACAACCTTAGTAACCTAAATAATGATAAGCTAGAGATTATAAATAATCTTAATATATCAAGCACAATGGATATTAATTCTGATTATATCGCTATATACGATGCATCTACTGGCGACAATAGAAAAATATTAGCTAATTCTACAGCTTTTTCAAATAGGACATTAGTAATTAAAGTTATTTCTGACGGACTTCCTACTTATGTAGGAGACGGAATTGCAAGAATTGTAATACCATCTACATTTGATGGTCTTAGACTTAATACTGTTGGTGGACATGTATATACATTTGGAACAGGATCAACAACAAATATTCAAGTCCATAATGAAACTAAAGGTGTTGATATGTTAACAACTTTATTAACTATTGACGCTGGAGAAAATGACAGTAAAGATGCGGTAACTCCTCCAGTTATTGGGACAAACAATTTAGTTGATGAGTTTGATGTAATAAGATTTGACATAGATCAGATTGGATCTACAACTGCAGCTCTTGGATTAGAGCTTAGACTAGAGTTTCACGCTTGAATTCATTTAAAGGTTATCCGCCTTCTGTACAAGTTTTACAGCCTATTCCAGAAATATTTGTTGCTGTAAACTCTGATAAAGAAGAAATAAGAAACAATATAAAGAACAGTGTTTCTCTAGGATTGCCACAGGTAAAACCGTTTGAAACGCAGTGGGAAAAAGAAATATGTCTTGTTACTGGAGGACCATCTCTTAAAGATACCTTTGATATAGTAAGAGAAAGATATGAAGATGGAGTTCCTATTGTAACAGTAAATGGAACTTATCAGTATTGTCTAGACAATGGAATTATTCCTAACGCTTTTATTATGTTAGACAGTAGAGAGTTTAATAAAAGATTTATTGAAACTCCAGTAGATACATGTAAATACTTAATGGCATCTCAATGTCATCCAGAAGTATTTAAAACGTTAAAAGATAGAAACGTTTGGTTATGGCATTGCGATACTCAAGAAGAAAACATAGATGTTCTTGAAGAAGCATACGGAAAAGCATACGAAGATTTCTTTCCTATTATGGGGGGCTCTACGGTAACTCTTAGGGCGTTACACTTGCTAAGAATTTTAGGCTTTCATAAGTTTGAAATTTTTGGTTTTGATAGTTGCATTATGGACCATCATCATGCATACGAGCAACCAGAAAATGATAAGGAAGAAGAGATAGATTTGGTTGTAGGTGGGAAGCAATTTAGATGCACTGTAGCCCATTATCATCAGGCAAAGGAGTTTGTTCAATTAATAAGCGTTACAGGCTCAAGTTATGATCTTATTGTTCATG